ACCGGACTTCACCGACCTCGGCAAGGCTACCGCCAAGCTCCGCTCCCTGGCCCTCGACTCCGGCCTCGTCGGCTTCCTTGACCCGGATACCAACGCCACTATCGCTGGCGGCTCCCTCAACAAGTTCCTCGACCAGGAACGCATCCGCAAGCTCTATGGCGACGTCGCCATCGGCCGCTACGGCACTGCCGACTGGGTTGAGAGCCCGGACATGCCGCAGATTAAGGTTGGTGCAACCGCTCCGGCCGTGGCTTCTTCCGGCGTTATCACGCTGACCCCGATTACCAAGACCATCGGCGGCGTGTCCACGACTGTCGGTTTCGAAACCGTCGATACCATCACCGGTACCAACCTCATCAAGGGCGCCCTCTTCACCGTGGCCGGCCTGAATATGATTGATACCAGTGGCATCCAGACCAATGTTCCGGTGTCCGTTATCGTGACCTCCGTGAACGCCGCCGGTACCTCCGGCACGATTTCCCCGCTCCGCATCGCAATCGACGGCTTCGGCGGCGAAATCAACGGCAACGCCTGGGTGGCAGCCGGTACAACGACCATCACTCTCGTGAACGGCCTCACGGCCGGCAAGACCTACAAGATTTGCGAAGTCCGTTCCAAGTCTTGCCTTGCCTACGACACTTACAAGTTCGACAAGCTCCCGGGCTCCGAGCAGTCCGACCTGGCTGTCGGCGAAGTGGCAGGTTCCGCAGTCCAGATGCGTATCTTTGGCGACGGCTCCAACCTCGACAAGCTGGTTCGTATCGACAGTGCCTATGCGGCCTCTCTGTATGAACCTCGCGAAGCCGTGGTCATCTACGTACAACAGTAATCAGTTCTATCTCCTGGTTAGGAAGGGTCTCCGCAAGGGGACCCTTTTTTGCCTGGCCCTACTTTGAGAATGAAAGAGGTACCCAATGTACGCAGTGAATACCCTAGTTAACGACGCCTACGAAGCCATAGGCATGACGAACATCGGCGACGACACCGACGGCACGATGTCCAAAATCGGCGAGCGCGAGCTCAACCGGGCCATCACCACGCTGAACGGCCAGGGATTCCTGGCGCTCTCGCAGAAGTGGGCCGACTCCGACTCCCGTAGAATCATCAAGTTCCACAGGCTGGCCGAAGGGGAAGACCCGGAAGGTTCAATCGACATGGAACCCCCGACCAAGATTGAGGCGGTGGGCAGGAAGCTCGGCGTCCGTTTCGTCCAGCTCCGTCCCTCCAACCACATGCAGATGGCCGGGAAGAACCCGATGACGATGGCCACGATGTGGACCTACGACCAGGAAACCGAGGAAGGCCCCGACGGCCCCCGTAGCGTCGGAATACTGACGCTCGACGGCGACCCGCACGGCGACGTGAGGATATGGTACAACGGGCAGATTCCCAAGTACACCCTGGCCGACACAATCTACCTGTCCGACCTCTACAACGAGCTCCTCCTGTCGGCGCTTACATACAACCTCGCCTGCTTCTACGAGCTCTCCGAGGAGAAGAAGGGCAAGGCCCTCACCGACCTCACGACGGCTAAGAACCTCATCAAGAACCCGACGGCACAGCAGCGCATGGGCGTGTGCGGGCCGGTGGGCACTTCCTGGGCGGACAACTACGCCAACGGTCTCGCCGGCTTCGGCATGTAGGAGGTCCCGATGTCGATTACCAAGGTATCCAACTACCTGGTCGCCCCCGGTACGAACAAGGGGCGCCACCCGGCGACGATGGGCGCGGCCTGGTCGTGCAACATGTTCCGCGAAATCAACGCCGAGAACGAGTACCTGGCATCCGTGCCGGGCCTCAAGTTCCACAAGCGCCTGTACGGTTCCTCCCGGTGCCGTGGAGCCTACGTATCCTCCGTGGGACTCAAGGACAACAACCAGAGGGAGAACGCGTTCGTAGTGTTCGGCTCCCACCTGTTCCGAATAGACGCCGTGGGGAACAAGACGGAAATCGGCCAGGTCGCTTCCGGTTCCTCCCGGGTGTGCTTCGCGGAATCCGGAGGAATCAACCCTTACCTCCTCGTGGCCGACGGGACGAACCTGTGGGCCTACAACCTAATCGAGGGCGGGACGCTCCGGCGTATCTCCCTGCCTGACCGTGTGAACGGAGATGGGGGTCAAATCGCGCCGAGCCACGTGGCGGTAGTCGCGGGCTCCGTGTGCATCAACGACCGCACGAGCGGATTCATCTACTACAGCATTCCCTACCCGCTGAACAACGACAGGCGCGAGGTGTTCCAGACCCAAATAGTGGACGGCGAGCGTGTCCCCGTGTACGACCCGGACAACACCCTCAAGATACTCACGACAGAGGAGGACGCCTTCGACTGGATGTTCTACGACTCCTACGGGGTACAGCAGTTCTTCAACGCCGAGTCGAGTTCGGACAACATAAGGGCGATTTCCGCAATCGGCCCCAACCTGTACCTCTTCGGTACCCACTCAATCGAAATCTGGCAGCGCGGCTCCGGCGAGTACGAGACGTGGGTAAGGCAGAACTACACGACCAACGCAAGCAACGGCCTGCAGGCACCGTATTCGATAGCGACCTGCGGTTCCACGCTGTACTACCTCGGCTCCGGCGAATCATACGCCAAGGGCGTGCTCATGGTTTCCGGGCAGCAGTACAAGAAAATCAGCGAGGACTGGCTCGACAAGAAATTGCTGGACGAGACCGGGGAATCCGCCTACGCATTCGCATACGCCGAGGGAAACCACAACTTCTACGTGCTCCAGCTCGGGAACACCAGGGAAACCTGGGTGTACGACACCGAGACCAACGAGTGGCACCAGCGCACTTCCCGCATCCTCAACTCCACGGCCGAGACGGCATGGCGTGCCGCCGACATCGTCTGGTTTCTCGGGCACTTCTACGTGTTCTGTAACGACGGGTGCATGTACGAGTTCTCGGACGACTACTGGTTTGAAGATTACGGCGATTCCGGCGACCGTCTACCGATGATTCGCCACCGCCAGGGACCCCTCGTCGTCAACGAGGAGAAGCCGTTCATCCTGACCGAGCTCGGTATCGAGTGCAACGTGGGATGCTGGGCCGACTACACGCTACAGCCGGAGATGCTCCTGGAAGTTTCCCGGGACGGCGGCAACACGTTCGGGAACGTGCGCTCCTGCAAGATGGGTCGCACCGGCCAGTATTCCCACAGGGTGCGTTTCTACGCGCTGGGTTATAACAGGTTGTGCGTGTTGAGAATTTCATACAGCCATCCAACTTCGCTCGAGCTGACTGCGTGCTCCCAGCGCATCTCGCCGACCACGGTACTGCTATAGGGGGCACGATGTTCAACGGAGTAATCAACAAGGGTTCCCCCAACGTCGACCTCGTCGAGGTCCTCTCGGGTACCTGGAACGAGTACAAGTCCGGTGAGTGGAGCATCACCAAGTGCCCCTTCTTCCTCGTCATAGAGGCCACCCTGGACGCCGGGCAGCACGCGCTGCCGTTCAAGTTCAACGTGCCCGTCGCGGGCACCCTGGTGACTCCCGGGGGAGAAGTGAGGGGCGTAATCGTAAGACCCGGGGAGACCGCCGTGGACATCCCGGAACCGGGCCTGGTGACGTTCCAGGTATTCGGGGACAGGGCGAAGCCCACGGCACTAAGGTAGCCCTACTTTCAGTTTGAAAAAGAGGCCCGTTATGGACGAAAAGGAAAGACTAAAGAAAATCCGGCTCTTGAACGAAATGCTTGCCGACTATCTCGACAGGTGCGAAATGGACGAGGCCGAGGAAGAATCTAAGCCCGAGAAGGGAAAGGAGAAGTAACCATGGCATGGCCATTAGTAGCAGGCTTGGCTCTCGCCGGTGGCGGTGCCCTAGCGAACTATCTCGGTAACAAGGCGCAGTCGGAAAACCTCCAGGCCGCCTACGACAAGATACAGGGGTCCACCAACGCGGCCGTGGCGGCCAACGCGCAGGACATCCAGCAGTACAAGAACCTGGTGAACCAGGTCTACGGGCAGGGTGCATCCAACTACGACGCCGCCCTGCAGAACTTCCTGAACTCCGACGTGTACCAGAACGACGCGTTCTCCTACGGCGGGGACATCAACGACTACTTCGACCCGGCGGCAAACCAGCGCCTGGATGCGGAGATGAACACAATCCGTAACCAGGGCGCCTCCGCGGGCAACACGTTCAGCTCCGATTTCCTCGGGAGGATGGGGGCCCGCGCACAGGCCCACACTTCAGAGGAATGGGAGAAGGCTTACCAGAAGCTCATGCAGGACCGCCAGATGGCCCTGAATGAATACAACGTAAACAGCCAGAACAACTGGAACAACTTCAACGCCAACCAGTCCCGCCTCCAGGCCGCAGTCAATGCCTACGGCGGCGACCGCGACAAGTACTACGAGGGCCAGGGCAATGCGATGGCGGCAGGCCTGCAGAACCGTCTCGGCGGTCTCCAGACGCAGGCGCAGACCATCATGGGAGCCGCCAACGCGCAGCAGGGCACCTCCGGGTGGGACCTCGTCGGCGGCCTTGCAGGAGCCGGCGGGCAGTTCCTCTCAAACTACTACGGGGGTAAGTAATGGGATTCTCGTTCAACTGGGCGGGCGTACAGGTGCCCCAGGCCAACATCGAGGGGAACGCCTCGGTGCAGAACAGGACCCGCGCCGACGCCGCCGCATGGGGCAACGCCGCACGCGGATACGTTACCGACCGTGGCAACAGGGAATACGCTGACAT